GTGTTTTCATTGTGTTCTTTCCTTTCAATTAGTTGCCAGCATAAAAAAACCATTCGCCAGAATCACTCGGGTAAAGGTTTCCAGAAATCCCCCCCGCCTCACAATCAGCCTCCCAGGCGGGAATATCAAAGGAACCGTCATCATTCCAATAACCATCCAATTCCCGCACGTTCCCGCAAATGAATTGAAACAGGAGAGCGCGGATTTCGTCATGCGACCATTCCGCCCGCTCGTTTTCCTCCCAGGCCCCAAACTCTCCGAACCAATCCCGCAACTCCTCCAACTGACTTTCCGAAAGCTCCAAAAAGTCACCAGAATCACGCAAGGAATTGTCCCAAGTGATTTGACCAGCATTGTCGTCAAGTTCCATGCGGCTTGCGGAATAAATCTCACAAGCCGCATCCTCTACTATTTTTGTTACGTTAATTTCCATGTTCTTTCCTTTCTTTTTAGTTCAGCCAGTCGCAATCCAGAGCAAAAGGAGCAATAGAGCGAAACAGGCAAAGCCTATCAGGTCGGCAATCAGGGTTTTCAAGGTGTATTTCATGGTCTGTTCATCAATACCCAAGCCAGTCGCGGAGGCCAATAGGAATGCCAGGGCGGCAACCAAACAGCCGAGAATGTCCTGAATGATCGTTTTACTCATCATCGTCATCCTCCAATTCACAATGCGCCTCGGCCAATTCGCTAAAGTTAATCTCCCGCATGATGTCATCGACGCCGGGTAAGAAATCCGCAACAAGGCCGGAAACGTTTTCCGGGAATTCAAATTCCAGAATGTCCCGAACCTTTGCCCTCAATTCGGCTTTAATGTCGTCAACAGACTGGTTTCGGTCGATGCCCTCCGGCATCGACCATACGTTCACCAACCACGTTTCGCGGTTTGTCCATCCATTGTATGTATCTGTTTTCATGGTCTTATTCTTTTCGTTTTCAGTATCCAAGCCAGTCGCGGACTGCGCGCAACGTAGGTTTGATCGATTCCAGGCGGTATGGGCCGTCGGAGTATGCACACCACGCGAGTATGCGCCCATCGTGGTCAACGCAGACCGTGTGGTGTTGCCGGAGATAGGATAATAGTTCGTTCATTGGGGGGGACCTATAACAGACTGTAATATTGATGTCCAGTTTTTTTTTAACAAAGCGGGCGCGTCAACTGACAAGGATTGATTGACGGTTGGATAAGTGTTTAAATGACACTTAATAAGTGTATTGGGGACGCATTAAAAGTGTAGTTGGGACACTTAATAAGTGTGTTTTTGACACTTAATAAGTGTATTCAATACACAAATATGGTACGTGTCCGATTAGCCAAGCCTCCGCATTTCCCTCCCTGCTCCCTCCGCCCGTCCAAAGTTAGTCGCATCTAACAATGTTTTACAAGCCATCCTCTAATCCTAATTCATATTGTGCGAACAACGTTGCAACCACAATGGTTTACGTTAGCGGGCCGTCGCACAGCATAGACTCGGGCCTGGTTTTAGCCCAGGCTGGGCAGGCCGGCGTTTTACTCTGCGCTGCGGGACCAGGTGGATACCCCGGTCGGGGGGGCGAGCCGCCCGCGCGCTTACCTCCTTACGCAAACAGAATGTGTGTGCCCCCTTTTTTGAAACACCTCCAATCCCTCTCTCAATCCCCTCTCTCACTCCATTACAGATTCTACTCTGTTTGCCCCGTATTTGCGTTCTGAGGCGTTTTCCATGTCCTTGAGACTGGTGATACCTCCCCTTGTATTGTAGCTGTAGAAGCCCTGATTGACAGATATGCCGGTTTGTTGTTAGATACGTGTCACCCATGAACGAGATGAAGAGTTCCCACCTTGAGGTACACCCCTGCGAGAACGGTTGGACCGTGACTGCGTATGATCCGATGAGGATATGGGCATTTGAGTCTGTGTCCAATGTCGCAGACTTTGTGAAGGAGTTCCTTGCGCAGCAGGAGGAGAGCAGTGATGAAAGTTAAGTCTGAGAAAACTGAGAGGGTAATTATCGAGATGGACGGGCCGGAGGCTCGTTCCATCCGTGATTGGCTGACTGCCCAGGCTGGCGCCCAGCCTCCTCACTCTCCGGTGGGTCGGCTGCGGGTTAAACTGATTAATGCAATGGCTGAGTGATATGAGTGAAGAACAGGAAGACTATCAATGCTTCTTCTGTGAGCACGGGGCTGATCGTGCGTGCGGCGAGAAGTCAACTAATGGCGTGGCGTGCGACATGCCCGCTGGTCATGCTGGGCGTCATGTGAGTTGTCACAACAGTTGGCACGCTGCGGTGATCTGGAACACGGGCGGCAAGCCTGTGGTGTCCTACCGGCACCGCAAGGGCAAGGGGAAGAATGCTGAGAGGTTGTATCGCTTGGCGAAAGCCAACCAGGCTGCTGGGACTGGGGCTGATAAGCAGCGGGTTCAGAACGAGGCTGCGACTGACATGCTCAACGAGCTTGAGGTTGATGGGGCTGCTGCCGAGGTGTTTAAGGAGCTTTGTAGGGCTACGCAGTACAACCCGATCCTGGAGGTCATCAACGCCCTGAAGAACAAGGTAAAGGGCGGGGCTCAGGGCATCTCGCCTTCCAAGAGGCTCGATGCGAACATGAAGCTGATGGAATATCTGGTTCCGAAGCCGAAGGCGCAGGATGTGAGCAAGAAGGAGGATACTGGCATTACGGTGAACATCAACGATGGGGAGGTGAAGTGAAGAAGGTTGACGAGAAGCTTGTTAAGGCAGTTGAGCGAATTGCGAACTCTTTGTCCCGGCTTGAGGACATGGTTGGCGAACTGATCGAGTATCAGGAGTTTGACTGCGACGAACCCTGCGGCTACTACGAGTTGCTTGAGGGAGAAGAAATTAAGGAGGGTGATTGGTATTTCAATGATTCAAAAGAAAAGCTCCCAATGGTCTTGGATTTAGGAGTGCCATACAACAAGGACTACTTTGAATTGCCCATTTACCGCGATGTTTCTCGCTCCTGACTGTCATGCCTGAATTTTCCCTGCCATATCAGTGGGCTCCGCGAGAGTATCAGAAGCCCCTCTGGAACTACTTCATGTCGCCTGGGACTGGCAAGCGCGCCTCAATCTTCTGGCATCGCCGCGCCGGGAAGGACTTGTTCGCCATGAACCTGATCTCAGTGATGGCGCACAAACGGGTTGGAGCTTACTGGCATATCTTCCCGCAGAACAAGCAGGGCAAGCGTATTGCGTGGAATGGGCGAACTGGCGGCATTATCGATCCAGTGACGCATGAGGTGAAAGAGCAGGGGCGCCCATTTCTCAGCTACCTTGGCGGTCCGCGAGATCCGAAGACCAAGAAGCCGGTCCTTCAAGAGAAGTGCAACGACCAGGAGATGACCTACGTCTTCAAGAATGGTTCGATGTATCAGGTGCTTGGAGCGGACTCCGACTCACTGGTCGGCGGCAATCCCGTTGGGATTGTCTTCTCTGAGTGGGCCTTGATCCCCAAGAAAACATGGGAGTATTTGTCGCCTATCCTCGCGGAGAATGGCGGCTGGGCCTTGTTCATCACCACGCCTCGCGGCAAGAATCACGCCTACGACATGCACGAGATGGCGAAGGACAACAACAAATGGTTCCGCGAGACATTGATTGCCGGAGATCAGGGCACCCGCGATGAGGCGGGCAATCCGGTAGTGTCAGATTCCTTCATTGAGCAGGCCAAGATGGATGGCATGGAAGAGGAGCGCATCCGATCCGAGTTCTACTGCGATACCGAGGCTCCTGTGAGCGGGGCATACTATGGTCGTCAGATGATGGAGGCTTCGGATCAAGGGCGCGTAACGGATGTCCCATGGATGCCGCAACTGCCGGTCTACACTTCTTGGGACTTGGGCGCGAATGATGCGACTGCCATCTGGTTCTTTCAGCGGGCGCAGGGGGCAATTCATGTCATTGACTACATCGAGGAGCGCGACCAACCGTTGAACTACTACATCAAGTTGGTGCGTGAGCGGCCCTACACCTACGAGGCGCACTATGCGCCGCACGACATTGAGAAGCGTGAGATCACTTCTGCGGAGGCGCGCATTGTCACTGCCGCCAAGATGGGCATCAGGTTTACGCCTATTCCGTTCCTTTCGGTGCGTGAGCGCATTGATGCTGCGCGCAACCTGATCCCGGTCTGCCGCTTTGATGCGACCAAGTGCGGTCCTGGCATTGAAGCATTGCGCAGCTATACCAAGAAGTGGAACGATAAGGATGACACCTACATGAACGTTCCGAAGCACGACTGGGCGAGCAACGGGGCTGACGCTTTCGGCTACTTTGCTTTGGCTGCTGGGCCGGAGCCTGACATGAGAAACAAAACTAACTACAAGGGCAGTCCGATTATGGACAGCTTTGACTACCTTGCGTGAGCGCCATTGAGCAGTCCATTGCAATGTGGCCGTCTCCAGAGGCATTCTGGAATGATGTTCGCAAGTGGGGAGAGATGGGCTGCTACGTCCACATTCGCCCAGACTTTTGCGTCTGCGCCAAGGATGTCGATGGGCAGGGTTGGTATGTCTACCTGGCTGTTGGCGACATGGAGCACATGCTTCGCCAGCTTCCATACGAGCTTGAATTCATAGGATGGGACCGTGAGTTGCGGGGCTGCCGCAATCCTAGATATTACCCACTGAAGAAATTGCTTGCCAAATGTGGGATTTCGTCCATTCCTTCATACTAGATGACATTCAGTGCTCCGAAGCCACCGGCTCCACCCAAGCCGCCTGCACCCGAAGGTGCGGGGGCGACTGTGCGTGCGCAAGAAGCCCAACGCAGGCGGAAAGGACGTAAGTCCACAATCCTTGGCGGGTTATCTCCGAGTGCTGGCACTGAGAACACCTTCCTGAAATCAATCCTTGGCGGCTAATGGCAGACGAAAAGGCAAAGCAGGTTCTGTCCCGCCTCGATGAACTCAAGGCGGCGCGTAACACCATAGACTCCGAGTTCCAGAAGATTGTGGATTACGTTCGCCCAGAGGGGGCTGACTTCTCCACTCGGGACGAAAAGGGCCGCGCCCAGATCAACCGCTCTGACAAGATTTACGATTCGACCGCCCGCGAATCCGTCGTCACCTTCGCTGGGGGCATTGAGTCCAACCTGACCAATCCGGTTGAGCGTTGGTTCTCTGTTCGCATTGAGGGAGTTGACGACGAGCAGTTAGACCACGAAGCTCTGCTTTGGCTGGACAATGTCACCGACATCGTTTACTCGCAGTTTAACCGCCCAGAGGGCGGATTCTATACAGCGGTCGGTGAGGCGTATACAGACCTTGGCAGCTACGGCACTGACGTTGTCGGCTCCGAGTGGGACGGCAACGGCGTTGTCTATCGCTCCTATCCACTGGGCAACTGCTGGCTTGACGAGGGCGCAGACCAGTTGGTGGACACCAATTTCCGCGAGATCGAGATGACCAAGCGGCAAATCGAGCAACGATTTAGCCGCTACGGGATGGTTCCCGACTCGATCATGCGAGAGAAAGACTCCACAAGACGCTTCGTGGTTATCCATGCAGTCTATCCCCGATCCGATGCATCGGGCAGTCGGGCTATCAATAAAC